GGTGATAACTTTAAAAAATTATACAATGACTCAGACGTCACTCAACGAAATGCGAATGGACAAACTCGCTCTGGATTATATAGCTTGTTTATACCTATGGAGTGGAATTACGAAGGATACATTGATTCTTATGGATTACCTGTCTTCAACACGCCTAAAAAACCAAAGCAAGGGCCTCAGGGTGAAGTAATAGATTTAGGTGTAATAGAGTATTGGAATAATGAAGTAGAAGGTCTTAAGAAAGACCAAGACGCTTTGAATGAGTTTTATAGACAATTTCCAAGAACAGAAAAGCACGCGTTTAGAGATGAGTCAAAAGAATCTTTATTCAATCTAACTAAAATTTATGAACAGATAGATTTTAATGAAGATTTAAAAAATTCTATAAATATAACTAAAGGTTCTTTTCAATGGGAAAATGGTAATCAAGACACTAAGGTTATATTCGTTCCTAATAACAATGGTAGATTTTTAGTAACTTGGGTGCCACCTACTCAGCTACAGAATAAAAGATATCAAAAAAATGGTACTAATTATCCTGGAAACGAGCACTTAGGTGCTTTTGGGTGCGACCCGTATGATATATCAGGAACTGTAGATAAAAGAGGTTCTAAAGGATCTTTGCATGGTCTTACAAAGTTTTCAATGGAAGACGCTCCGCCAAATCATTTCTTTTTAGAATATATAGCTAGACCTCAAACAGCTGAGATATTTTTTGAAGATGTATTGATGGCTTGTGTTTTTTATGGCATGCCAATACTCGCTGAAAATAATAAGCCTAGGCTTTTATATTATTTTAAAAAAAGAGGTTATAGGGGTTTTTCAATAAATAGACCCGATAGAAGATACAGTAAACTTTCTATAACAGAAAGAGAATTAGGGGGAATACCTAACTCAAGTGAAGACATAAAACAAGCACACGCTTCAGCAATTGAAACTTATATAGAAACATTTGTTGGTTTAAAAGAATCTGGCTATGGTGATATGTATTTTCAAAAAACACTGGAAGACTGGGCTAAGTTTAATATAAATAACAGAACTAAACATGACGCTTCTATAAGCTCTGGGCTAGCTCTCATGGCTTGCAACAAACACAGGTATTCACCTGTAAATAAAATTAAACTACAGCCCGTAGATCTTGGAATTAAAAAATATGATAATAAAGGAGCTACATCAAAAATAATAAGTTAAATGAATATATACACTAACTCAAATAGCGCTTTTCCTAGCCAAGTTGTAAGTAATGCTGAAAAAGATACTATAGAATACGGCAGTCAAGTTGCTATGGCTATTGAATATGAGTGGTTTAGATCTGGTAGAACTAATGGTAACAGATATTTAACAAATTGGAACAACTTTCACTCCTTAAGATTATATGCTAGGGGAGAGCAATCTGTACAAAAATATAAAGACGAATTAGCTATTAACGGTGATTTGTCTTATTTAAATTTAGATTGGAAACCAGTACCTATTTTATCTAAATTTGTAGATATAGTTGTAAATGGAATATCTCAAAAATCTTATGAAATAAAAGCTTATTCACAAGATCCTGAGTCTATAAAAAAAAGAACATCATATGCTTCTAAAATATATGAAGATATGATTTCTAAGAAATATATAGAAAATATAAAACAAGTTTTAGGAATTGATTTGTATCAAAGCCCTGATCCTAGTTTAATTCCAGAATCAGAAGAAGAGTTAGAACTTCACATGCAGCTTAGTTATAAGCAGTCTATAGAAATAGCTGAAGAAGAAGCTATATCTAACATTATGGCTAAAAATAAATATAACCTTACTAGGCGCAGAATAAACATGGATTTAGTCACCATAGGCATTGGTGCTTGCAAAACCAACTTTAACACTGCTAACGGTGTTACAATAGATTATGTAGATCCAGCCTATATGGTTTATTCATATACTGAAGATCCTAATTTTGAAGATATATATTATGTTGGTGAAATAAAATCTATAACAATACCAGAACTTAAAAAAGAGTTTCCAAACATATCTGAAAGAGAACTAGAGCGTATACAACAAATGCCAGGTAATAGACAATATATAACCGGCTGGGGTGGATATGATGAAAATACTGTACAAGTTTTATATTTTGATTATAAAACATATAACGATCAAGTTTTTAAAATAAAGCAAACTGATCAAGGCCTGTTAAAAGCTATTGAAAAGCCAGATACTTTTAATCCACCTGAAAACGAAAATTTTGAAAGAGTATCTAGATCTATTGAGGTTTTATACAGTGGTGCAAAAGTATTAGGTACAGACACAATGCTTAAGTGGGAATTAGCTGAAAATATGTCTAGACCTTACGCTGACACCACTAAAGTAGAGATGAATTATTCTATATGTGCGCCTAGAATGTACAAGGGTAAAATAGAAAGTTTAGTAAGTAAATGTGTAGGTTTTGCAGACATGATACAACTTACTCATTTAAAGCTACAACAAGTTTTATCCCGCATGGTGCCAGACGGTGTCTATTTAGATATGGATGGGTTGGCTGAAGTTGATCTTGGCAATGGCACTAATTATAATCCGGCTGAAGCATTAAATATGTATTTTCAAACAGGTTCGATTGTAGGTAGATCTTTAACTCAAGATGGTGAGCTTAATAGAGGTAAAGTACCTATTCAAGAACTACAAAGTAGTAGTGGTGGAGCTAAAATACAAAGTTTAATTACTACGTATCAATACTATTTACAAATGATACGCGACGTAACAGGTCTTAATGAAGCTAGAGACGGTAGTTTACCTGATCGTAACACTTTAGTGGGATTACAAAAATTAGCGGCTAGCGCATCAAACACTGCTACTAAACATATTAATCAGTCTAGTTTGTATATAACTCTTAGAATCGCTGAAAATGTATCTTTAAAAATAGCAGATGCATTATCTTTTCCTTTAACTGCAAACTCACTTCAAAATTCTATATCTGTATTTAATGTTAAAACTTTACAAAATTTAGTAAATTTAAATCTACATGATTTTGGTATATTTTTAGAATTAGAACCAGACGAAGAGGAGCAAGCAAAACTAGAGCAAAATATACAAATTGCTTTGCAAAATGGAGGCATACAACTAGATGATGCTATAGACGTTAGACAAATAAAAAATCTTAAACTTGCTAATCAGATGCTTAAGATTAAGCGCAAGCGTAAAGAACGTAGAGACATAGAAGTTCAACAGTCTAATATAGCTGCTCAAGGTCAAGCTCAAGCTGATACAGCTGAAAAAACAGCTATGGCGGAGGTTCAAAAACAAGAAGCCATAAGTGGCTCTAAAGTTCAATATGAACAAGCTAGAACTGAAATGGAGATTAAGAAAATGGAAATTCAATCTAAACTTGATCAACAAAAAATGCAGTTGCAGCATCAATACGATATGGAGCTAAAGCAAATTGAAGCTAAGTCAATGCAACAAAAAGAAAATGCGATAGAAGATAGAAAAGATAAAAGAACTAAATTACAAGCAACACAACAAAGTGAAATGATAAGTCAAAGAAAAAATGATGGCTTACCAATAAACTTTGAACAACAGCAAGACGTTAACGCTTTTATGTAAACGTTATTTAATTATTTAATTATATTATATTATGTCAGAAGTAAAAACAAATGAGCCTGTTAAACAGGAAGGTGAGTTTAAAATAAAAAAGAAAACAACGCCTAAAAAATTAACTGAAACAAAGGATAACATTACAAAAGTAAATGTTAATCTAAAAGAACCTTTAGTTGAATTAGAACCAGAGGTTAAAAAAGTAGTAATTCCAAAACAAGAAGAAAAAGAAGATGCCATTCAAATCGGAGAAACAAAGGAGGTATCTGTGGAAGAACCATCCGGAGATAGCACAAAGGTGGGAGAACCTGTACAGCAGTCCAACGAGACTACTGAAGGGTTTTCTCCGATCCAAGAAGTAACAGAAGCTGAAGTTAAAAAAGTTGAAGCGGAGGTTAAAGAAGCTATAAGAGATGAAAAATTATTAGGCAGAACATTGCCTGAAAATATTGAAAAGCTAGTTTCTTTTATGGAAGAAACAGGTGGAACGATAGAAGATTATACTCGTTTAAATGCTGATTACTCTAGCATTGACGATGTTACTTTATTAAAAGAGTATTACAAAAAAAATAAACCTTATTTAGAGTCTGATGATATAGATCTTTTATTAGAAGATTTTGTTATAGATGAAGACGTAGATGAGGAAAAAGATGCAAGAAAAAAGAAACTTGCATTTAAAGAAGAAGTTGCAAAAGCCAAAAACTTTTTAGAAGAAACTAAGAGTAAATATTACGACGAGATCAAGTTGAGACCGGGCGTTACTCAAGAACAACAAAAAGCTATGGATTTTTTCAATAGATATAACAAGGAGCAAAAACAAGCCGAGCAACAACATCAATTGTTTAAACAAAATACAAAAAAACTTTTTAGCGATGATTTCAAAGGTTTTGATATCAGTGTTGGTGAAAAGAAATATAAGTATAATATTCAAAACAAAGATAAAGTTGCAGAAAACCAGTCTAATATAACAAACCTCGTTGGGAAGTTCCTAGACGAAAATGGTAATGTTAAAGATGTTAATGGTTATCACAAAGCTATGTATGCTGCTGAAAATGTAGATAAGATTGCCGCTCATTTTTATGAGCAAGGAAAAGCAGATGCTGTAAAAGACGTTATAAACAAATCAAAAAACCTGAGTGACACTAAAGCTAGGACTTCTCAAGGAGATGTGTTTTTAAATGGATTTAAAGTTAGAGCTATTTCAGGTGCTGACTCTACAAAACTAAAAATAAAAACAAGAAAATTTAACTAATAAAAACTTAAAATTATGAGTTTATCTCCTCAATTTGGTAGTATTATTCCATCTCAAAAACAAGAGATTTTAAATAGTAACTACCTAAAATTTAACGATGGTGGAGTAGGTAACACTGACACATTTGCTCAGCAGTACCTACCTGAAATTTATGAACAAGAAGTAGAGCGTTATGGAAACAGAACGTTATCTGGATTCTTGCGCATGGTTGGCGCTGAAATGCCAATGACATCTGATCAAGTTATTTGGTCTGAGCAAAATAGATTACACATTTCTTACGATTTAGTTGAAACCGCTGGCGCAGGTCCAAGTAACGTGCTTACTATCCCAGCTGGTGTAGACAATGTTATTTCTGTAAATGACACTATAGTTATTTTAGATCCTGCAACTGGAGCTGAAGCAAAAGCTTTAGTTACTGTTTCTAATGTTGGTGCTGGTCCCGTGACTATTACTGCAACTGCTTTTGACAATGTTGATTTAACGACTACTTTTGGCACTGGTAACACAGGGTTAAAAATATTCGTATATGGTTCTGCTTATCAAAAAGGAACTTCTATGGTAGACGGTGGATCTGGTTTAACTCAACCTAGAAATAGTGTAGAGCCAGTTTTAACTCAATTTTCAAACACTCCAATTATCATAAGAGATCAGTACGTAGTATCTGGATCTGATATGGCTCAAATTGGATGGGTTGAAGTTGCTACTGAAGATGGAACTTCTGGATATTTGTGGTACTTAAAAGCTGAGTCTGAAACAAGACTACGTTTTGAAGATTACCTAGAAATGACAATGGTAGAAGCTGAAAAATCTGCTTTAGCTGGAGCTGGAAAACTACCTGGATCTGAAGGTTTATTTGCTGCTATTCAAGACCGCGGTAATGTACAAGTAGGATTTACTGCTGCTGCAGGAATTAGTGACTTTGATGATATCTTGAAAAACTTAGATACTCAAGGAGCTATTGAAGAAAACATGTTATTCTTACAAAGACAAACTGCTTTGGATTTTGACGATATGTTAGCTTCAATTTCTGGCGGAACTGCTGGTGGTACTGCTTTTGGATTATTTGAAAACTCAGAAGAAATGGCATTGAACTTAGGATTCAGCGGTTTCAGAAGAGGTTCATATGATTTCTACAAAACTGATTGGAAATACTTAAACGATGCTTCAACTCGTGGCGCTATTGATGGAATCAATTCTATCGAAGGTGTATTAGTACCTGCTGGAACATCAACTGTATACGATCAAGTGTTAGGAACTAACATCCGTAGACCTTTCTTACACGTACGATACAGAGCTTCACAAGCTGATGATCGTCGTATGAAGTCTTGGTTGACTGGTTCTGCTGGAGGCGCATTTACATCTACTCTTGATGCTATGGAAGTAAACTTCCTATCAGAAAGATGTTTAGTCGTACAAGCTGCTAACAACTTTGTATTATTCAAAGGTATCTAATTACCTTAAAATTAAACCCTATGGGGCTACACAGTGAGCGTAGCCCTAGGGTTTTTTATTAACTATTTAATTTTATTATATTATGGCTAAAAAAGCTAAAGCAGTAGAAACTGTTGAGGTTGCACCTCAAG